AATTCGTAAAGTTCTTCGTTAATACCAATCTTTAATAATTGGATTGGAACTTGAATTGATCCATCGTAGTCAGCAACCGAGTCTATTGATTGTTTCTTTTCAAAATCAGCAACATATTGTTCTGTCTTAACAGATCCAATACCCCCTCCGTTTTGAGGGGGTTGGGCTTGTACTGTTTTACATCCAATCAAAAAGAATGGTAATATGTAAAGTAGATTTTTCATTATCCTTCTACTTCTTCTTCGTTGTTATCTTTGTTTTTACCGGCAAAGTATTTGTCGACAGAAGCGATTCCAAATGAACCTAAAGTGATCCACAAGAAACCATCATAGATGAATTGATTGATTGGCATTTTTTGTCCGTGAAATCCAGTGTAGATATCCACACCTAAACAAATTACCATCATTAAAAATGATCCAAAACCTACAATTGATTTTTCGTTGATGTCGTTGTGATCCATAAACATTCTTAATAAGAATGATTTTTTTGTTTTCTTTTGTGTCATTTTATTTTTTTATTTATTGTTTATTACCAAGACTCTTCCTCTTTTTTAGGTTGAGGTTGAGCTGGTTGTTGAGCCGCAGGTTTTTCGATAATTCTTTCACGAATTACACCACCACCATTATTGTTCTCAGTTTTTTGTTTATTTTCTTGATTTTGTTGTACGTTTATTGTGATTGGTGCTTGACCTCCAGTCTGTTCCGTTTTTGTTTCTTCTTTTGGTTCTTCTTCACCGCCACCATATAACATTACACCTAACCATGTTCCACCACCAGCAATTACTGTTGTTAGTGTTCCGATGATGGTCTTCTTTAATCCTGACCATGTTCCATCATTTGTGTCTTGTGTTTCTTCTGACATTTTTGTTTTTGTTTATTTTGTGTTTATTGTTTTACAATTTTTGAAACTTTTGTTTCTCCGTTTTCCATAGTTAATGTAACTAAGTAAAGACCTCTATCTAAACTTCCTAAGTTCTCAACATAGTTGTACTCTCCATTTGGTAATTGACTATCCAAGATCGTAATTAACTTTCTTCCAACAACATCTGAAATTGATAGGTTTGCATTTGTTGTTTCTTTTACTTCAAATGAAATTGTTACTTCATCAATAACAGGATTAGGAACTACAGAAATTGTATTTCCGATTACCTCACCCATATTACTTTTTAATACTTGAAGGATTCCATTTGTTGGTGTGATTGTTAAATCTTCAGATTGAGTTGTTCCTGCAAACTTCAAAGAAGTATAAAGAGGACTTTCTTCCCATAGATTCTGTGGTTGTTTTGCAATAAATTGTAAAGTCACAACCTCATCACCATCTACTAATGGTTGTTCATTATTTGTAGGATCAAATCCACCCCAATCAACTTGACCATCATTTGGATTTATATATGTGATCCATTGCATGGCATTTGATGTTGAGTTAACCCCTTTGAATTCCAATAGGTCTGTATTGTATTTCAAACCAAACTGAAGTGATGATAACTCATTCCCATTTGTAAAAACTTTAACGGGTAACTCAACTAAATTTCCAGCTTCTACAGAAATGTTAGGTACATTTACTTCGATTGTTGATGTTGGAAAATCATACTCAACTTTAGTATCGATTACATTATAGATTTGTGACTCTAAACCTGGCATTGGTCCAACCAATACTTCAATCGGAGTAACACGAGCCATGTTGTAACCTGTACCGTTAGCATCACCAGGAACCATCACATAATAAACCACAGAGTCAGGTTGACCCGGTAAGATATCAAATGTAAAGTTTGTTACACCCGCAATTGTTGATGTATAGTTAGTTGCGGATCCGTTGATTGTTGTATATTCAGATACAGTAAAGAACTTAACATCTTTTGTGTTGTTAGGCCATACGTTAAATCTTCCTGAGATTCTACCAAACACACCCCATACATCGGATATAGTTGTACTATTAGAACCATTCACATCTGCTGTGTAGTAATCAAATCCAGTCATAGTTCCGTTTCCAAGAACCCACTGATTGATTTGTTGAGCGTCTGTTGATGAAATAATATTACCTACACCCATTGTATCTCCTTGAATTGCCAATCTTACATCCCAATATGTTGTGTCCAATGGAACTGAGATGTTGAAGTCTCCGTTGATGTCAGTGACATAAGCAGAATGTTGTGTCCAAGTGTTTCCACCAAATGGTCTTCTTTGTAATGCTAAGTTAAGATATTTGGCAGGAGAACCTGTAACGTTTGTGAACGTTCCATGATAAGCAAAGTTCACAGGAGTAAACACACCACCATAGTTATGAACACTTAATGTGGTATCCATACCATCTTGTTTAGCGGCATACGGTGTAAAAGACTGAGGTCCTGTCCAAGTTAAGTTGGAAATAGACACCAAGTTATTAAATGTTGCCGCTGGTGCGTGAGTAAAGGTAATTAAAAATCTCTCACCATTTGGAATCGTATAAGTCGCACTTGGACCTGTATAAACCAAAGTAATGGTAATGTAACCATTTGTTGTGTTGGTGATAAACTGAAGGTCTAAGTTTGTTGATGATCCGATAAGAGATACGGTTGCATTTGTAAACGCTACATTATCGTAGAATACTCTAAACTGAACCCCTGCAAATTTTGTAAGGGTTGTGTTTTGTAATGTAATCTTCGCATCTGTTGTGCCTTGTGCTGTTGTCCCAACTTGATATTGAGATGCAATAATTCCCCACAATCCGTTGGATGGTGCTGCCGGTACCTGTGCTTTACCGATAAACGGTAATAAAAATAAAAGTCCGAATAATAGACCTTTTAGTTGTTTCATTTTACTAGTTTTTAAGTTTTAATTTTTATTTGTAATCAGAAATCTACCTTTTAGTTTCCAATTGTTTTTTTTATTTTCTCGTATGGCGCTTGCAGAACAATTAAAGAATTTTGCTGCATCTTTAGAATTCAAGAATTCGTATTCATCCCCATTAATTGTGTCAATGATCCTCAAGTTAACCTTACTATTTGACAATTTTTGTTTTTCTAACCAATCGTCATTTTTGAATTTTCCTCCATAATTAGGGTTATTAACACCTGAACTACTTTTAGAAATTTTTTCAATTATTAAATCTCTTTTGGGATTGTTTGAAATTGTGTCTCCCCCTTTAGCAATTTTTACGATATTATACTTAGGGTTTTGATTTAGATAAAAATTTTCTTTTTCGACTAAATGTTCTAACTTACATTCTTCAATAATTTCAAATCTAAAATTATTTTCACCATACTTATTCCAAGATCTTTGTAATAAAATATTTTGGTGATTGTTAGATTTTAATTTTTGTAAATGTTCTTTCCACCTTCTTCTAATATTTTTAGATGAACCCACATAAAAATTACCGTTGATTTGATTAACAATCTTGTAAATCCCAATTTCCATTATTTAATATCTGAACTTTCAATTAGTGTATAAGTAAAAGAGTTTCCGTGAATGTCTTTTGCCTTTCTACAGATCTTCATAAACTCTTCGAAGTCCGCAGCTTTTTTAAACACAGTACAACCTTCCGACCAATTTTCAACATAAGTTGAGTCAGCACCTGCTTTGTGAATATTAATACCAAACACACCTTCAGCAATTTTACTCTCATCATAAGTCATATCACGATTTGCATCACGATAAACTTTTACGTTCTTTGCTTGTTTAAGAGCTTCGTACTTACCTTGATGAAGACCAATAGAGTGTGAACCTCTGTATTGTCCCTCAACAAGTCTAGCAACACCCGCAGCGTTATGATATTCCATAACACCTTTTTTTCCTGGATCTGTGGTTGCTGGCCATTCGTGATATTTCCACACACCCGTTTCATCTTTGTAACTTAACGTAATTAAGTCGTCAAACACATTCGTGACTTTTTGTCCCGTTGATGAGTTTCTTATACTAATAATGTTTACATCGAACCCTTTGTTGTTTGTGTCTTCGAAGTAAACATAACCTTTGGCTTTGACGGCAACCTCGACCTGTTCTCTTGTGTATCCCATAATTCTCTTTTTCTAATAAGTATCTTAAAAATTACTAACTGTTCATTTTTTTACAACAAAAACTTTACTTTGTTGGAGATTTTACTATTTATAGGAAAATCAAAAATTATGATACTAAAAGTTGGATCAGAAGGAGCTGATGTAAAAAAACTCCAAGAAAAATTAGGCGTAGAAGCCATAGGAAAATTTGGACCTAAAACAGAAGCTGCGGTTAAATCTTGGCAAAAAGCAAATGGTTTAAAAGATGATGGTATCGTTGGTGATACCACATGGGCAAAACTATTTGGTGAGTCGGTACCTACCACAGAAGTAATCAAAGAGGATGTGGTTATCCCATCAGGAGGTCCATTAAATATTGAAAAATTAAAAGGTCACCTTCCTGATGCAGTTCTTGCTCAGATTCCTGAAACTGCTAAAAAATTCAATATTACAAATAATTTGAGACTAGCTCATTTCTTGTCACAATGTGGTCATGAGTCAGGTAATTTCAAAGCGGTTAGTGAGAACTTGAATTACTCTGCTGATGGTTTGAAAAAAATCTTTGGTAAATATTTCCCTGGTAATCTAAATGAGTCTTACGCTCGTCAACCTGAGAAGATCGCCTCTCGTGTTTACGCATCAAGAATGGGTAACGGTGATGAAGCATCAAAAGAAGGTTTCAAGTTTAGAGGAAGAGGTTATATTCAATTAACAGGTAAAGCAAACTACACTAACTTTACAAAATTTATTGGTGAGGACTGTGTTTCTAATCCTGATTTAGTTGCAACCAAATATCCTTTGGCTTCAGCCGCATTTTTCTTTGACTCAAATAAATTATGGGCAATCTGCGATAAAGGTGCAGATGACGCAACTGTAACTGCAGTAACAAAAAGAGTGAACGGTGGAACAATCGGGTTACCTGATCGTATTAAACACTTTAAAGAGTATTACAACTTACTTAAGTAAAACACAAAACCCCGATCACTCGGGGTTTTTTTATGATATAATATTTATATCACTCGTAGTTTCAATTACCACTCTCGCCCCACAACTCAACAGTGGTTTGGCATCAACACCGTGTCCTCCGTATATAATCTTAGAAGGTCCTAAGATTTCCACTTCATTACAATAAGTATTTGTTTTACCTTCCTTTATTGTAATCACGGGTAGATCAGTCCCTTTTGTTTTATTAGATCTGACGTTGTGTTGATTAACGTGAATACGTTTTACTTTTGGTCGTGCCATTTCCAACCTAACAATAGTTTGGTAAAGAATCTATAAATCGCTTTTGGTTTTTCTTCAAAGAAGATGTGAAAACTTTTACCAATTTTATAATACCCAACCTGTTTTTGTATTCCTTTTATATTAGGAATTTCTTCAGATCTCATTACCATTTCATCTACCAAATTAACTTTAGTTTCTTTTTTATTTCTTGGTTTGTAATTTCTTTTCTTTTGCGGTACTGGTCTTTCTTTACTTACCGTTTCTTTTAATATTTCTTTTTCCATAATTTAATTTTAATTAAAAATATTTGGGTGTAAATATTTACTTCACACCCAATACTTCTTTCTTGTAATAATCATCAAACCCATCTAAGTAGTTTGTGATTGTTTTGTTTTTATCTGCTCCGATTACCTCATCAATAAGTCCGAACTCTTTTGCTTCTTCTGAATTATACCATCTATCTCTTGATGAAAAATCTAATACCTCTTGGAATGTTCTACCACAATTCTCCGCTAAGATTTTAAATAGGATGTAGTTATACTTCTCCCCTTCCATTTGGTCAATACGAGTATCTTGAATGTTCCCGTGAGTTCCGTGACTCACTTGGTGAGTCATTACTTTTGCATGGATTAAAGATGATCTTTTTCCTTTTGTTCCTGATGATACAAGAACTGAACCCATTGATGCACACATTCCCAAGTTTGTGGTCACAATATCAGAACTTACATAGTTCATCAAATCTACAATACCAAGACCACACATAACAGATCCACCAGGACTATTGATGTAAAGTGTGATGTCTTTCTTCTCAA